CGCAGCGCTGTATAACGCTGTCCCGTTCCTTGCGTCCAAGTTCATCATGGACAAGGCACACCGCAACTTCCTTGCGGACAAGCAGGCCGACCGACGCCTGGAAATCGCCAACGAGTATGCGAAGGCGGCAGCTCGGTTTGCTGCCGCTATCGATGGGATGCAGGGCAACCGGCGCATCAAACTGAAGGGTGGGGCTGTGACCGCCGTGGCGGTCGCTACGTTCCGGTACCAGTCCGAAACTGCGTGGACGTTCTGGACCGGGGTTGCGCAGATGGACGGGCTCAAGCGTGGTGATCCGCGTCTGGCACTCTGCAACGACTTCATGTCGCGCAAGGTCGCCGGAGGCGCCAATGTGCACAGCGCATACGCTCCGGCCATCATCGCGTGGAACGCCTTCTTCAACGAACGCCCGCTCCAACTCATCAAGGTGCTCGACTCGTTCGTACCTGTGATCGACGGCACGCCGTTCGACGGCAAGCCCATCAAGCAGGTGGCCTAAATGCTCGCCACGATCCCCCTTGACCTGATCGAAGACGGCCAGCGCCTCCGCGACCTCAGCGAGGCCACGGTCGTCGCCCTCGTCAACTCCATTAGCGATGTCGGGCTCTTGAACCCGATCACCGTTTATCCCCGGAAGCTGTTCCGGGGCGGCAACCAGGTTGACGGGTACGGGCTCGTGGCGGGCCTTCACCGCAAGGTCGCGTGCGAACGGCTGGGCCTTGCCGAGATCGAGGCCAACGTCGTGGACCTCGACGACCTCGACCGCCAGATCGCAGAGTGCGACGAGAACCTGTGCGGTACACAGCTTTCGCCATCCGACCGTGCGCGGTTCACGAAGCGCCGGAAGGACGCTTACGAAGCCAAGCACCCAGAGGCAAAGGCGGGTGCCATTCGGGCGCGTGCGGCCAACGAGGCGATGGGGCATGACGTTGACGACAACGTGTCGCCAGCGTTTACCAGCGACACTGCCGAGAAGACCGGCAAGGACATGCGCACGGTCCAGCGTGACGCTTCCCGTGGCGAGAAGATCAGCGCCGCCGCCCTCGCCAAGGTCAAGAACACCGACCTCGATACGGGCAAGTATCTCGATACCCTCAAGGCGTTGCCGGTCACCGAGCAGATCAAGAAAGTCCAGGCGGACCTCAAGAGGCCACCCGCGCGCAAGATAGTGCGGGTGGCCGATGCCCCGCTGGATGACGATGATGCTCGGGAGCGTCAAGTCGCGGCCCTCATGTCGGCATGGAACAAGGCGAGCGCTGAAGCGCGTCAAGAGTTCCTCGCGCGCATTGACGCTCCCGTGTTCGACCGGAGCGCCGCATGACGGGTGTTATCCACGACCAGACGAAGACGCACGGCCGGGACCGGGGCAAGTCCCTTGGCGGCTGGGGGAGCCGTGCGCCTACGCCTGCCCGTGGGCAGGGCGACCGGCGGGTGCCGGTCGTAAGCGGAGCTAGGCGTAGCTTCGCTGGAGAGGCTCCTGAGCCTTTCTTTTGTTCCCTCCCTGACTTCCGGCGCGGTGGTGCGCCGATTTTTCCCATTCACTTTCGTTCGTCGGTTCCCCTCGTCCGGCTTGAGCGAAAGGCACCCCGGCGCAGCCTCCCCGGCCGTCGGGGTGCCACAACCCTTGCCGTCGATGGTCGTCGGCATCAGCGGGCCGGGCGCCGCCTTCCGTACCGGCTCGCTGCCAGATTCTCGCTGCGCTTGATTGGCCGCAGCTACCAACTCAATCGGATTGCGCACCAGCCTGGCAGCTATCTCGCCAATCCGCTTCATACCAGAACGTCCTTTCAATGTCGCGGTTCCTATGACCAGCAACATAGAGAAAGGCATCTAGCGCCATGTTCCCCAATTAGAGGAAAGCGACGCCCCCGATGAGTGTTGAGGCCGCGACCGATTACGTTCGCACGATGGTCCAGCGTGAAAGCCGCGGACCGGGCGACATCGACAACGCCATGTCCCGGCTAGAGCAGCGTTATGGGCTGAACTTCTGGTCCCTCTGGTATCTGCGGAAAGGCAAGGCGAAGACGGTCGAGGCTTCGTTGCTGGCGCGCATTAAGGCGGCCTACCTCGACATGTGCCAGCGGCAGGCGTCGAACCTGCTTCACGAAATCGAAGTCGAGGCAGCGTCGGGCAATGACACTGATACGGATTTGGCTGATCGCCTGCGCGCGATTGCTGCGGAAATTGAAGAGAAAAAGGCGAGGCTGAAATGAGCGGATTTGTTCTCACCAAAGCGTCGCTGCCGGACGTTTGGGACAAGCGGTTCACTAGCGAGGACGAGCTTATCACTGAACTGCGAAAGCACATCTGCGGAGTCTGCCTGCGTAGTGGCGACGAGATCAGCGGCATAGTGGATGTGAAGTCCGGCGATGGTTGGATTGAATGCCGGGACCTCGTGACGCTGCTCAGCACCCCGTGCGGATGTGAGTTTGACGTAACCGACGCCGACGAGTTCGACGCGTTAGAGGAGGAGTATGTCGGACGCGGAACGCATGAGCCCCACGTCACTGATCGAAAGGACTGAGGAATGATGGACCCGATCATTGTGGGTAGGGCCGACGGTACGTGGGCGATTTACTTCGTTCCCACGAAGGCGCGGCTCGTCTCTCATAGCCTCGCGACGCACGGCTACCAGTTCGACAAGACCGAGCGGGCGAAGGTTTCGGGTGGCCTCCCGTTCGTGTTGGAGCGGGTGCCGGTCACGTTCCCCACAAGGGACGCGGCATTTGCTTCGCTGAGGCGCGCCACATGACCCTCCCCCTCACCGACATCATCGGCATTCTCCTCATAGCCCTGACTGTGGGCTGTGTCGGAGCATTCATGCTCAGGGCGGATTTCCCACGGCGCTGAGCGCCACAACACGAAAGGACTACGCATGGCCTACGCAGAGAACACATTAGCAGTGGCGAAGGAACAGCCGCCGAACTTCGCAAGCTCCGTGAGCTTCGCCAACGAGCGGGTCGGGGTACTTGTCGGTCAGCTTTCCGAACTGGTTGACCGTTTATGCGGCTCGACCCCGCAGGATGCATCCGGTGGTCCAGTGCCCGTCCCAAACGGCCTGTTCAATAGCGTCATGGATGACGCTCAGACCATCATTCGCAGGGCGGAGACCGGTATCGAACTCATCCACCGCATCGAGCGCAGCCTACCATAACGGCATTCCACGAGCAACGGCGTCGCCTCCCGGTGGCGCTGAGACAACCAGGGGCGGCACATGTTCAACCTCTTTCGCAAGCGTCACCGCTACACGCGCGAACGTAACGGACGCTTCGCTGTGTCTCCATTACTCGCCAGAAAGCGCGAGAAGGTGGAGCGCGAGCTTCGTGCCTACGTGACAGAACAGAGGCTGCTTCGGGCAGTCGCTAGAGCCGTTGGGGTGGAGTGATGACGTATCGCAAGGCCCGTGAGGCCATAGAGCGGGCGAGTGTGCGGGAGGGCAGGGGGTGAGCGTTTCCATCCTCACCGGAGACTGTCGCGGCGTGCTGCGCACCCTGCCGGATGGCTCGGTGCATTGCTGCGTTACGTCGCCGCCATACTTCGGATTGCGCGATTACGGCGTGGCTCAGCAGATCGGCCTCGAAGATACACCCGACGCCTATGTCGAGCAAATGGTTGCGGTGTTCCGTGAGGTTCGGCGCGTGCTGCGCGATGACGGGACCCTTTGGATCAACATCGGGGACAGCTATGCGAACGATGGCAAGTGGGGCGGCTCCAGCGGCGGCAAGCACGTCTCCGCCTTGCACGGGAACACTAGCATAGGGCGCGGTAAGAAACACACCGGCCTCAAGCCCAAAGACCTCATCGGCATCCCGTGGCGCGTTGCCTTCGCTCTCCAGGCTGACGGCTGGTATCTGCGTCAGGACATCATTTGGAGCAAGTCGAACCCCATGCCGGAGTCGGTGCGCGACCGCTGCACCAAGGCGCACGAGTACGTGTTCCTGCTCAGCAAGAGCGCGACCTACCACTACGCCGCGGATGCGATTGCGGAGCCGTCGATCTATGCGGACAGCGGTAGATCCAGCGCCACCAAGGCAGACCTGAGCGGGGAGCGCAAGCGCAATGGATCTGATGGCTCGGCGGAAAGTTTTCGCGCCATCACAGAAACCCGCAACAAGCGCTCGGTCTGGACCATCGCGACGCAGCCGTTTGCCGAGGCTCACTTCGCCACGATGGCCCCCGAGCTTGCGCGAACCTGCATTCTCGCCGGGTGTCCCGCCAGCGGCACAGTCCTCGATCCATTCGGTGGAGCAGGGACGACGGCATTGGTCGCGGACCAGCTCCAACGCAATGCCGTCATCATCGAACTCAATCCAACCTATGCCGAGATGGCTGCTCGTCGCATTCACGGCGACGCGCCGCTGTTGGCAGGAGCCGCCTGATGTCCGATCCCCTGCTCCACTCCGACACATTCCAGCAGCTACAGGCCGAAGGTGGCTTCGATGGCATAGTCGACCCCAGGCCCCGCAAGGGCGGACGACGCTCGCGAGACAAGGGAAACCGCAGTGAGCGGCTGATCGTCAACACCTTCCTCGCGGCCGGCATACATTCCGAGAGGGTTCCGCTTTCTGGTGCAGCCGGTGGTTCCTACACGGGCGATCTGACTGTCGCCGTCAACGGGCAGGACTGGCTTGCGGAGTCGAAGGTGAGGGCCAACGGATTTCGCCAGCTCTACGACTGGCTCGGCTCCAACCGGCTGTTGTTCGTCCGCTCTGACCGCAATCCGCAACTCGTCGTCATGCGCCAGAGCGATTTCATTGAATTGGTACGGGGCAAGCGATGAGCGCGTTGATGGAACAGCACGAGCGGTGGAGCGCAGCTCGGGAAAGACTGTGGCACAGCGAGCCGCCGAAGCCAAAACCGAAACCGGTGAGGCGCGTCCCGAGCGCGTCAGTGGTCGACAGGATTCGCCGCGAAAACGAGCGCCGGATGGTGATGCGGCGTCCCGAACTGGCCATCATCTTCCCCAGCCTGTCGGCTTACGTTGAAGCGGGATACCCGCCGGCAAGCGTCGTGTACCAACCCGAGAATGTTTTCCCGCCCAAGTGGCGCGTCATCGCGCAGGAGGTGGCTGCCAAGCACGGAATAAGCATTCGAGACATCATCTCCCATCGCCGCGACGTGCCGACCGTAAAGGCACGTCACGAAGCATTCTGGCGGTGCCGGAAAGAGACGACGTACAGCATTCCCCAAATTGGGCATCACTTTGGCCAACGCGATCACACGACGGTCCTGAACGGCATCAGGAGGCATGAAGAACGCATGCGCGCTGAGTCGGTGGATGGCGGTTGCGAACATCATTCACACTTGTCAAATGAACCTGTAGCGGCGGTTTAGACAGTGACGATACCGACGGAAGTCATCATGCGCATGGCGACGCTTGGCCTCAACGAGGACCAGGCGCGTGCCGTTGCTGACATGCTGACCACTGTTGAGACTGCGACCGAGGAGAGCGCCTTCGAGGTCGTAGAAGCGGGCAAGGAGAAGGCCCGCCAACGGTGGCGCAATTGGCGGGAACGCAACCCAGCAAACGCTAGCAAACGTTTGCCAACGGCTGCAAACGCTAGCAAACACTCGCGCGATCGCGTGACGCGCGTAGAGGATAAAACTCTAACTACAGAGATAGAACCTCAAACCAAGAAAGAAACGCGCGCGAGCGCGCTTTCCGCTTTTGATGAGTTCTGGTCGGCCTTCCCGAACAAGGTCGGCAAGCCGAAGGCGCGGGCCTCGTTCGACAAGGCGACACGCTCGACGCCGCCAGCCGCCATCATGGCCGGGCTTCAACGCTACATCGCCTCGAAGCCGCCTGATCGGCCGTGGCTCAACCCGGCCACGTTCCTCAACCAGGAGCGCTGGACAGACCAACCGGCTACTGTGGCGCAGGCTCGGGCTGGGCCGCAAGGCGTCAATCTCTCGCATCTGTTCGCCACTCAGGAACGCATGGAAAATGCCCAACAAGTCGAGCCTTCTGAAAATCCTGTTCGCTACCTTTCCGCCGCAAACGGGTGACCTACAATCAATGTTGGAGGCCTACGAAATGGCACTCGATGGCCATGACGAGGCAGACGTGGAAACCGCTGTGCGCCGGTTCATTCGCGGCGAGGTGGAAGACCATAACGCGAACTTCGCGCCGACCGCTGCCAAGCTCGGTGAGGCCGTGCGGGCGGCCATGAACGCCCGGCTCGACCACGAGCATCGTCATCGCAAGCCCGTGCTCCCGCCGCCAGATGTCGAGAAGTCACCCGAAAGCCGCGCCAGGGTCGCCGCAATGGTCGCTGGCGTGGTCGAGCGCACCGCCGAACAGCTTCGCACGGACGACGCGGCGAAGGCCAAGTCTGCCCAATGGGCCAAGACGAACGCCCGGTTCATGCCCGATCAGGGCGAGGACGCGATGCACGAACGCCTCGGTTACTCCGTGGGCGACCCGGAAGATGATAGGGACGCAGCGTAAAATGGAACTGACAGCGGAATACCTGAACAGCATTCTTGCCTATGACGCGGAAACCGGCGTCCTTCGGTGGACCAAGAGTCAGCGTGGCTTTAACCGCTGCGGCCAGATTGCAGGAAACCGCGAGGAGACGGCCACTCGTGTAAAGATAGATGGTAAGGTCTATCTGGCTCACCGCGTCATCTGGAAGATGGTACACGGAGAATGGCCGCGAATCGTTCATTGATCATGCCAACTGCGACCCGAACGACAATCGCTTGAGCAATCTGCGCCTTGCCACCGTCTCGCAGAATGCCGCGAATCAACGCAACCACCGGGCTAGCGATTTGCCCAAGGGCATTACCTGGCATAAGAAAACAAAGAAGTGGCAGGCTCAGATAAAGAAGGACGGGAAGAACTATCACCTCGGCCTCTTTACGGACCCGGCAGATGCTCACGAAGCCTACGCGTGCGCAGCTCGTGAGCTTTTCGGTGAGTTTGCGAGAGCAGCATGACCGACACACCCACATATGCCGACCCGGTGGAGGTGGTGCGCGAAGCGCTCAAGGCCGCGTGGCTGGAAGCAAGGGCAGACCGTAGCGGGAATCAGCCATCGACACTGTTGGCTCGCGCCGCCCTCGAAGCCCTCAAGCAACACGGCTTCCTGTCTCCGGCGTACTTCGATGCAATCAAGGCGAGGAATGGGAAATGAGCGAACAGGACTGCACTTTCGAGGCGGGGTTTCTGGTTCGTGGCCACGTTCGACGCGAGCTTGAGCGCGCCAAGTGGCTAGGCTGGATCGAAGGTTATGTAGAACTCAAGAGGCTGCTCGAAAGCGAGTTCCTAATAAGGAAGCCATCGGCCTCGGTTGTAAGATGGCTGAGCGCGCTTGAACAAGACTAATCTCACCAAATGGGCACCACCACCACATGAACGAACAAGACGCCATCGAGGAACGCCAGCTTGACGGCAGGCCCCTGACCACATTCGCGGAGTACCTGCACCAGCTCAACAGCGGCAACCCAGAGGCCGGCGTCCTGCGTGCCCGCGTGAACATGAGGACGATTCTCGGGGGGTTCTTTTCGTTCAAGGGCAACGAGGCTCAGAACCGCGCCGCTGCCATCGTCAAGACCACATGGGAGCGCTCCATCATCGGGGGAGCCCGAGCTGTTGATCCATCGGTCGAGCCCGTCGACGGCGGCTATCGCAATCCCGAGGCGGTATTCGAGCAGGGTGCCGACGCTCGCAAGCTCAAGGCCCGCATAGAGGACGCGCTAGGCGACGAGGACACCGGCAGGCTCCTCCAGGTCGTCATCGTCGGCCTTGGCCCTACGGCATACGCCAAATGGCGGTACAGGACCATGAACAAGCCCAACACCGGACACATCAAGGCCGGGGTGCGGGAGATGTTCGGCATCCTCGATCGCCTCGCGGATGAACTGGACCTTACCGCTGTTGGCGCTTCACGTGGCACGCGGGCAGACGGCGAGACTCCGCAGACGTTCGTCGGAACCATCAGCACGAGGAGGGCGGCGTGAGCGAGCACGACTACGGCCATGGGCTCCGCTATGATAGCGTCGGCGGCTTCTACATTTCGGTGTGGAGAAAAGACAACGATGAGAGCATCACCGAAATCGCCCTAGGCGATCTGCTTGATCGGGCATGTCACGAAGAACGATTTGAGGAAATGATCGCGCTCGAGAGACTGCTGCGCGTCCACATCGGTTACCTCAACGAAGTGAACAGAGAGAATTTCGCGTTGATGCAGGCTGGCACGTTGGATCCAGCGAGGTAGGGGGTATTGACCTCCGGCGTAAAACCTGAGACAGAAACAGTACGGCGCGATTTGCGCCACCAGCCCGGCCACTGCGCCGGGCTTTTTCATTTCACCAAACACGGGCAGTGGGCAGGGCGGGTTTCATCCGGGGCTTTATCTGCGGCTCCGTTCCTTTACCGACTCTGACCCGCGCCAGCAGGCCTCTCCGGGGGACCTGTGCCAGCAAGCGCTGGACGCCCTGCCAGGCGCCCAAGCGCACCCGGCTCCATCCCTCAGAGGATAGGCCATTGCTCGACACTGACGACGTAGCGGGGCGCAAGCCTCGCATCACGTTGGCTGAGAAATCGGCTATGCGTGAAATTCACATGCACGGCGAGCTGTGCCCGTCGTACGATACGCCATCCTGCTTCGGCGCTGCGGGCCTGTCGGCTGACGACGAAGAATGGACACGCGGCAACAGGGTGAGCATGAACATCCGCTCATTCGCAGCGCGTCGCGTCTTTGGCGGATTCGACGTGGTTCGCACTCTCGACATGGCCTCTGTAGGCGGCCCGTTCCCAAGCCTCTCTGAGGCAGAGGACGCCGCTTCGGTCCTTCGCATGGAAATGCAGGCCGAAAAGGGCGATGCCAAGGCCATCAAGGCAATGGCTGCCCGAGCCGAAACGGCGCACTAGACGCATGACCATGTACGTCAACGACCACGGCGAACACGTAGCCCTGCCCACCACATGGGCAATCGAGGACGGTAGACAGGCGAAGGTCACCTATCACGACCAGTCCGGCTCAAAGTTCAGCGTCATCGTGCGCCAGAAGCCAAACCCCATCGGCTTCCATGCCAAGCTCCCCGGCGACAAACGGAAAAAACCATGAAACCCAACAAGAAGCCCAACCGCCCAAAACCGGGCAAACCTGGGTGCCGATAGATCACAACTAGCGCGACCAAGCTCAGAGCAGTCGCTGGAGTAGACCAAATGGCCGGGAGAAGCGCAGGCTTCCGACATAACGACGAGACGCGCGCCAAGATACAGGCATCGCAGCTCATCAACCGCCTCATGGCTCACGTCGAAGCCGATAAGCCCCTGCTCGACGCCTCCCAAGTTAATGCCGCAAAAGCATTGCTGAACAAGGTCTTGCCCGATCTGTCCAGCGTAGAGCTGAGTGGCGACCCCGACGCGCCATTGTCCATCCAGACCATCGAACTCCGCGCTGTCCCCAGCAAGCATGTCGGATCAAACACCGGGGGTTGATCTCCCCGAGAAGCTCCTGCCGGTCTTCGATGGCCCGGCCATGTATCGCGGCGCATATGGCGGTAGGGGCTCAGCCAAGACGCGCACCTTCGCCAAGATGGCAGCGGTATGGGGCCTAAAATACGCACAGGCCAATATGCCGGGCGTCATCGCCTGCGGCCGCGAGTTCATGAACAGCCTCGACGACAGCTCGCTTGCGGAGGTCAAGGCGGCCATCTTGTCCGAACCGTGGCTTGCCGACCACTATGACGTTGGCGAGAAGTTCATCCGCACCAAGGACCGGCGCATCGACTTCGCCTTCATCGGTTTGCGCCACAACCTGGACAGCATCAAGTCCAAGGCCCTTATCCGCCTGCTCTGGGTAGACGAGGCTGAACCCGTCAGCGAGACGGCATGGATGAAGGCCGTTCCGACCGTTCGAGAGGATGGTTCGGAGATTTGGGTCACGTGGAACCCGGAGCGCAAGAACAGCGCAACGCACAAGCGCTTTCGTGAGAACCCGCCGGATGGCGCCCGCATCGCAGAGATGAACTGGCGCGACAACCCGTGGTTTCCCGAGACGCTGAACAGGACGCGGCTCGAGGACAAGGCCAAGCGCCCGGATCAGTATGAGCATGTGTGGGAAGGCGACTTTGTGACCGTGGTCGAGGGCGCATACTACGCCGCTTCGCTCAGTGAGGCCAAAGCCAAGGGCCGTATCGGCAATGTCGCGGCGGACCCGCTGATGACGTACCGCGCCTTCTGGGACATCGGCGGCACAGGTGCCAAGGCCGATGCCTGCGCGATCTGGATAGCTCAGTTCGTGGGACGCGAGCTTCGCGTTCTCGACTATTACAAGGCAGTGGGCCAGCCCCTCGCAACGCACGTCAACTGGCTTCGCGACAACGGCTACGGCCCCGGCCGCGTGCAGATCATCCTGCCGCATGACGGTGCGAACAACGAGAAGGTGTTCGACGTGTCCTATGAGTCCGCGCTGAAAGAAGCGGGCTTCGAGGTCAAGGTGGTCCCGAACCAGGGGGCCGGCGCTGCCAAGATGCGGATTGAGGCCGCGAGGCGGCTGTTCCCCAGCATCTGGTTCAACGCGAACACCACAGAGGCGGGGCGCGATGCGCTCGGCTGGTATCACGAGAAGCGCAGCAACGACGACCGCAACATCGGGCTTGGTCCAGAGCATGACTGGTCGAGCCACGGCGCGGATGCGTTCGGGCTCATGTGCGTCGCGTATGAGGAGCCGCGCGAGAAGCGGGCTGCCGCTGCGCGGTTCGTCGGCGGGTCAATGGCATGGGCAGGGTGATGAGCAAAGAAACGCTGGCAGCCATCCTGGCATCGGTCGCGCCCGGCAAGTTCCCGGTAGCCGACGCTATCTTCGCGCGACTGTGCGAGGAAGTGTTGGCGGAGGAACTTCGTAAGCATGTGAAGAAGCCCAATGGCTGACAGCAACGACCTGCACGCGCAAGCGCTCGACGAGTTCCACCTTGCCGAGGAAGCGGAAAGCGACAACCGCAAGACGGGCGAGGACGACATCCGCTTTGCCCGTGAGGGCGTGCAGTGGCCGGACGACATTCGCAAGCAGCGCGAGGCCGATGGCAGGCCGTGCCTGACCATCAACAAGCTGCCGGCGTTCATTCGCCAGGTTGTGAATGACGCGCGCCAGAACAAGCCGAGCATCAAGGTCCACCCGGCCGACAGTAAGGCCGACATCGAGACGGCCAAAATCCTCGATGGCCTGATTAGGAACATCGAATACACGTCCAACGCCGACGTGGCTTACGACACCGCGACCGAATGCGCGGTCAGCAATGGTTTCGGCTATATCCGCATTGGCGCCGACTACGCCTTCGACGACAGTTTCGACCAGGACATCACCATTCACCGGGTGCTGAACCCGTTTAGCGTCTATGGCGATCCGAACAGCGTAGCGGCTGACTCGTCGGACTGGAACACGGCCTTTGTGGTCGACCGCATGAGCAAGGACGCGTTCCGTGCTCAGTACGGCAAGGAAGCGGCGGACAGCATATCGAACTGGGACAACACGGACGCATGGAAGGGCGTCACGTGGGCCGAGGGCGATGATGTGATGGTGGCCGAGTGGTGGAAGCGCGAAGAGGTCGAGCGCCCCATTTTGCTGCTCAGCAATGGCTCCGTCATCGACCGCAAGACCTTCGAGGAGCGCGACGACCTCAAGGTGCTGGTGCAGGCCGGCGCGCTTCAGGTGAAATCGGAGCGCACGGCCAAGAGCCACAAGGTTACGCAGCGCTTCATGTCGGGCGCCGATATTCTCGACGAGCGGGAATGGCCGGGCCGGTACATTCCGATTGTGCCTGTGTACGGCGACGAGTTCGATGTTCAGGGCAAGCGCTTCTTCCGCTCGCTGATCCACAACGCCGTGGATGCGCAGCGTATGTTCAACTACTGGCGCACGACCTCAACGGAGCTGGTGGCCCTTGCGCCCCGCGTGCCGTTCATTGGGCCGGTTGGCGCCTTCGCGACCGATCCGAACTGGGCAACGGCAAATACGCGCTCGCATCCGTTCCTTGAGTATGACGTGACTGGGCCGGCGATACCCCAGCGTCAGCCGGTGGATAGTGGTCCGGCGGCTGGCGCGTTGCAGGAAGCGCTCAACGCCTCTGACGACATGAAGGCCATCATCGGCCTCTATGACGCATCGCTGGGTGCGCGCTCGAATGAAACATCGGGCAGGGCTATCATGGCCCGCCAGCGGGAAGGGGACGTATCCACGTTCCACTTCCAGGACAACATGGCCCGCGCCATTCGGCACACGGGCCGCATCATCGTCGACCTCATCCCGCACTTTTACAGCGCGGCGCGCGTGGTGCGGGTCCTTGGCGAGGACGGCAAGCCTGAGAACGTGCAGATCAATCAGCAGTTCCAGCGCAAGAACCCGCAGACGGGCCAGCCGATGATGCAGCCGGTCATGGGGCCGAACGGCCAGCCCGTGCAGCAGCCCAACGGCCAGCCCATGATGCAGGCTGTCATGGCCATGCACGACCTCCGCGTGGGCAAGTACGACGTGACGGTGGACACTGGCCCGAGCTTCACGACGCGGCGTGAGGAGGCGGCGTTCTCGATGACGGAGGCATTGCGCGCCTATCCGCAGGGTGCTCCCGTCATCGTGCCAGAGCTTGCCAAGAACCTCGATTGGCCTGGCGCCGACGAGCTTGCCAAGAAACTTGAGGCTTCTGCCGGCGGCCAGATACCGCCTGCCGTCAAGAAGCAGATCGAGGATGGCAAGAAGCTCATCCAGCAGCAGGGCGAGACGATCACCCAGCTCAAGGCCCAGCTTGCCCAGCTCAAGGGCGATACGACGGTGGATACCATGAACGCGCGCACCGCGCAGTTCGAGGCGCAGACCGACCGCATGAACGCGGAAACAGACCGCTACCAGGCATTCAAGCCAACCCCGCTGCCGGATCGACCAGCGGCATAGTTTTCCGGCCCTGAGCCGGTTTTCCTGCACCAACCGATAAGGAGTGCATCGTCACATGGCCGACGAACAAGAGGCTATTGCCCCCAGCGGACAGGACACTGCAACCGCCCCGGAAGCAACGACTACGCCTGAAACTGAAATCCGCGATGAACCCGAACGCATCCCCGACTCGCTAGAGGCCGGACAAGAGGCGGTCGAGACAGCCGAGGACGACGACACCGAAGACGTCGAGTGGAATGGGAAGAAGTTCAAGGGACCGAAGGGCCTCAAGGACGGCATTCTCATGCACGCCGACTATACCAAGAAACGTCAGGCCGACGCCGAAAAGGCGAGGGCGCTCGACACGCGCGAAGCGCAGATCGAGGAACGCCTGAAGGCGACGGATGCCGAACTCGACATGCGGGCGCATCTGCGCTCGGTCAATGCCGAGTTGGAGCGGTTCAAGGCATACGACTGGAACGCCTACCAGATGGCGCGCCAGACCGACCCCTTGGCCGCAGACGAAGCATGGAACTACGCGCAGCACATGCGCAACCAGAAAGCCGAACTGGAAAAGAACCTCGGCGCCGCTCAGACCCAGCGCTCTCAGGCTGCGCAGCGAGACATCGCCAAGCGCATCGAGGAAGCCGGGAAGTGGGCACAAACCAATATCAAGGGCTGGTCCCCTGAAATCGAAAAGAAGGTCGTCGGCTTTGCAGTCGAGAGTCGCATTCCACGCGACTTCCTCGCCCGCAACATGAGCCCCGTCCTGCTCGACGTACTCCACAAGGCGTACATGGGCGACCAGTTGCTCAAGACCCAAACCACAGCACCCAAGCCGCCCGGTCCCGCGCCAGCGCCGCTCGCTACGGTAAACGGCAGGTCATCGCCTGCTGCCCGTGGCGACCTCGCCAGCATGGACATGGATGCCTACGCCGCCGCTCGCAAGCGGGGCGTTGGCGGCAAGGCAACGGTTCGCTGAACCCCACCCGCTTTCCCGTCGTGATGACGGCAAGGCCCAGCGCCGGTTTCGACTGGCCAGAAGGAAACCAAAATGTCCAATACGACCTTGACTGCGGACATCATCGCCAAAGAGGCGGTGATGATCCTCGAAAACAACCTCGTCATGGCGAACCTCGTTTATCGCGGTTACGAAGACGAGTTCTCCAAGAAGGTGAACGGCTACGAGGTTGGCGAGTCCATCTCGATCCGCCGTCCCGCCGACTTCACCGTCCGCGACGGCTCGACTGCCGCCGTGCAGGACGTGGTGGAAGGCAAAATCACCATGTCGGTCGATACCGTGAAGGGCGTCGACTTCAAGTTTTCGTCCAGCGACCTGACCCTACAGATCGGGGAACTTGGCGATCGCGTCATCAAGCCGGCGATGGTCCAGCTCGCCAACAAGATCGACGCCGATCTGCTGTCGCTCTACAAGAAGGTGGCGAACCACGTCACCATTCCGTCGGGCGGCATCGACTCCTTCGCGGATTTCGCGCTTGCTCCGGCCGTCATGGACAAGTTCGGCATTCCGCAGGAGGACCGCAACGCGGTTCTGACGCCGACCGACCACTGGGCTCTCCTTGGCTCGCAGACCGCGCTCTACATGCAGGATGTGGCGAAGGACGCCTATCGTCGCGGACGCATCGGCATGGTGGCCAATATCGACACCTACATGGACCAGAACGCTCCCTGGCACACGACCGGCGCCCGTACCGGCACTGACCTCGTGGACCAGACCCTCGTGGATGGCACGCACACCTGGGCCACCTACAAGGACGCGACGACGGTCACGTTCCATATCGACGGTGCCGCGTCGGATACGGCCGGCTACTGGGTGGAGGGCGACACGTTCACCATTTCGGACGTGTACGAAGTCAACCCTGTGTCGAAGGAAACGACCGGCGTGCTCAAGAAGTTCGTTGTTCGCGCTGCGGCGACGACTGCGAGCAACGAGGCCGATGTGTCGATCTGGCCGCCCATCATCCTGTCGGGCGCTCACCAGAATGCCTACCTCTCGACCGGTACGGACATCAACGACAACACCGTGACGTACCAGGGCGTGGCCTCGACCGCGTACCAGCAGAACCTGTTCTTCCACAAGAACGCTTTCGCGCTGGCGACCGTGCCGATGGTCAAGCCGCCTGGTGCCGTTGACGTTGGCCGCCGCACCTACAAGGGCATCAGCGTTCGCGTCATTCCCTACTACGACGGCACGAATGACTTCTCGAACTGGCGTCTCGACGTGCTCTACGGCAAGGAGTGCATCGACCCCCGCCTCGCCGTCCGCGCTTCGCTCGCGGCCGACATCTAACCCGAGCCATAAGGAGAAAACGACATGGCCAATATCAAGGAACTCTCCGACAAAGGCCCGGACGGCACCCGCCTGGGCCAGGGGACCACGGACCTCATTGCGTTCTGGGGCAAGACTCCGGTCGACCAGCCGGCGGCTACCAACCAGTTCGCTGTGACCTCGGCGGCACTGACCACCATTACCGACATCGTGACCACGGCGTCGATGACTGGTGCGATCAACGCCATCGTGGCGCGCGTCGACTCCCTGTCGCTGTTCGCCTATCAGCTCCGCGCTGACTTGGTGGAAATCGGCATCATCAAGGGTTCTGCGTAATGGAGCTTTTGCTTGGCGCTGGCTCCCGTCACGTCAAGCAACTCACATGGGGAGGGCGGGCCGAGTGGTCTGCCCTCACCACCCTGGACATAAACCCGGACCACAAGCCCGACGTAGTGCATGACCTCACCGTGTTGCCCCTGCCGTTCGCGGACGACACCTTCGAGGAAGTGCATGCATACGAGGTCTTGGAGCACATAGGACAGCAGGGCGACTGGCGCACCTTCTTTGCGCAGTTCTCCGAGTTCTGGCGCATCCTCAAACCCGGCGGCGTATTGTGCGGAACCTCCCCGGCCCCGACATCGCGCTGGGCATGGGGCGATCCGGGCCATACCCGCGTCCTGTCGCCCGAGGCGTTCACGTTCCTCGTCCAGCCGCAATACACAAATCAGGTCGGCGTCACACCAATGACCGACTATCGCTTCGTGTACCGCGCCGATTTTGAGCCCCGGCTGCTCACGGTCGATGAGGGGCAGTTTTACTACATCATGGAAGCGATCAAGCCATCGAGGATCAGCGTTTGACCGAAAGGCACGTCTACATTTCGATACCCTGTTACACAGGGCGCGTCGACATCGGGACCATGAGCTGCCTGATCGACGAGCTGTTCGCGCTCAACGAGGCCGGGGTTCGCGTGACCCTCGCAGACGAGCGCGGCAATTCGATGATCGCTCACTCCCGCAACATGATCTGCGCCAAGTTCATGGCGAGTGAAGCGACGGACCTGTTCTTTCTCGATGACGACGTGACATGGCCTCGTGGGGCCATGCTTAAGCTGTTGAACTATCCCGTCGATGTGGTCGCTGGCATCTATCCCCAGCGGGCCGATCCTCTCTCGTTCCATACGCGATTCATGGACAAGCCAGAACTGCGGGGAGACGAGAAGAACCCGACACTTCTTGAGGTTGAAGGCGTGCCGGCGGGGTTCATGCGGATTAGCCGCAACTGCGTCGAGAAGATGGTTCTGGGCTATCCCGAAAAGCGCTTCGCCGACCGTCATGCTCCGAAGGGCTACGCTTGGGCGCTGTTCGATAACATTCACGAAGGCGACCTTTACTTTGGCGAGGACTACTCGTTTTGCCGGCGCTGGCGAAAGCTTGGCGGGCAGGTGTTCGTAGACCCCGAAATAGACATGGGCCACATCGGCCCCAAGCACTTCGCGGGCAACTTCGGCAAATGGCTGAGGGAACGCAATGTCACTTAGCACCTATGCCGGACTTAAGACCGCGATTCGCGACACGTGGATGGACCTCAGTTCATCCATCATGTCCGGCGATACGATTTCTGACATCGTTACGCTTGCCGAGGCTCGGCTGAACCGTGAGATTGGTCCGGTCGAAACCGATGCGTCGTTGACAGGCACGGTCGACAGTCGCTCGGTCAGCACGTCGGCCCTGAGCATCGTCCACCCGGTTGCGCTGTTCATTGCCGACTCGGGCAGCGAAGACGAGGAACTGCTTCAGAAGCAGTCGGCATCGGCAATGGCCTATGTCGATGCATCGGGCAAGCCCACGCAATGGTGCATGGACAGCACCACGTCCATCAAGCTCGACCGGCCATGCGATGCAGCCTATGCGCTACGCTTCCGCTACCGCCAGCGGTTTGCGCTGAGTGACAGCGTGACGACAAACTGGCTGCTCGAAAATCACCCCGACATTTACTTTGCCGCCTGCATGATGTGGGGCTCGACCTACCCACAGGATTCGCAGAAGGGCATCGCCTGGAACTCTCTTCTTGACCAGGAGCTTCCAAAGCTGCGCCGCACCATAGCGATGCAGCGGACGGGCACGCTTCGCGTCGACCCAGCGCTTGCGCGTGTCGGTTCCTATCAACCCTTCAACTACACCACTGGGCAGTAAGCGATGGGCGCATGGGGGCCTTGGCGACCCGACACGCTCGGGCCGAACGGCTTTTGCTCAACGGCTGACGGCGTTCTGCCGATCACGATGGGCGACGGGCGGGGCAGTCAAGCCATCAGTTACGGCCCGTTCCCCGGCCTCGTACAGGCCAATGGCGCGGAAGCACTGAGCGCTGAGTGCCGCGGCGGCGCATGGCTGGTGAAGCAGGCCGGTACGTACGAGCTCTACTTCTCGACCTCGACCACGATTGAGAAAATGGGGGCTGACTACACCCTGTCAGACGTGGAGACGGGGCGCACGGTGACGAGCGGCGATGATGTGTGCTTCCTGCACTTCGGCTCGTACCTGCTCAATACGGACACGACCGACGGATTCAAGGCCTACAACGTCGAGACGCCGGCTGGCAACAATGCGGTGAGCGGGGCTCCGGCGGCGCGGTACATATTCGAGTGCAACCACGTCATTTTCGCCCTCGACTGCGCGGCGAACAACAGGCGCATGGAATCGTCGGCCATTGGCGACCATACCAACTGGACGACGCAGGGCGCGGACGGCCTGACCTTCATTTCTGGCGGTGCGCTCATCTGCGGCTGCGACCTCGAAAACGGGCAGGGGCTCATTTTCCAGGAGCGGGCCATGAGCCTGATCCAGTTCCCCGGCTCGAGTGGGTCGCTCTACGACATTCGCACCGTGTCCGATGGGCGCGGCAGTGTCGGCGCGCGGAGCATGGTGGCGTTCGATGGCATGGTGTTCTACCTCGCTTCGGACGGCTTCTATAAGTTCGACACGACCAACGGCAATATTCCCATCGGGGCAGAGAAGGTCAATCGCTGGTTCCTGGCGCAGATCGACAATTCGCGCCTCAATGAGGTGCAGGGCGCGCTCGACCCGCTCAACAAGGTTGTGCTGTGGCGCTTCCCGTCGTCCAGCAATTCGAGCACGTCGATCTTCGACCGCATCATCGGGTACGACTGGCAGCTCAATGAGTGGTTCACCCTGACGGTGGACACCGGCTGGCTCGCACGCTTCGCCACCCCCGGCTACACGCTGGAGGATATGGATGCTCTCGGCACACTGGATGGCATGACGCAAATTCCGCTCGATAGTCGTTTCTTACGGGGCGGTGAACCGTTGATGATGGCCCTCAATTCCGCGCTCAAATACGCGACCTTTGCGGGAACGAACATGGCGGCGACGCTGGTCGGGTCCGCCTCGATGCAGGACCAGCGCCGGCTCATCAACGAAATCACGCCGATGACGGATGACGCTTCGGTGTCGGTCTATCTCGGGGTGCAGGAAAAGCAGTCCGACAGCGTGACGTGGAAAGGTGCTTACAGCCCCTCGTCGAGGACTGGCCGGGTGATGACCCGTGCGTCGGGCCGCATTATCACGCCCAAGCACACGCACGCTGCGGGCAATACGTGGACTTACGACAACGGCTTCGAGTATCCGAAGTCCGCGAACATGGGGGTCTAGGTGGCAGGCTCCCTTCTCGTCCAGAACGCTGGCGACCTCTTCACGCTCAAGATAGCGGACACAAGCGCCCATGACGTGGCGGGCAATGCCGACTATCCGATCACGGTTTACTGGTTCGCCTGCACGGAAATCAACGGCTCGACCCCGAACCTGACGATTGCCATCTACAACGGCTCGACCTCGACCTATCTGCGCAATGCGCTGGCGATGACGGCCAAGCAGACGTTCACCTGGGACCAGCCGATCAAACTGCCGCAGGGTTCCTATCTTCGCATCACGTCGAGCGCGGCAAACCAGATCGACGTGATCGGGCAAGCGTCCCTCAACAAGTAAGGTGCGCCACATACCAGTGCCCCGCGAAACGGTGGGGCAGAACTGGCGCTGGCTTGAACCGCTGGTGCGCGGCGCAGCATTGCCGCCCGAGACGATCAAGGAACACCTCGAAGACGGTCGGAAGGTGGCGCTCACGCTCCACGCCGACCGTGCCGCCTTTCTTGTGCTCATCGAAGCCACGACAGATCGGGCCTTCTGGGTGTGGTGGATCAGTGGCGCAGCCAAGGGACGCGGACCCAAGGCCCTGGCCCGACTAGCCGCTGAGGTTGTTGCGTATCTCGAACCTGTCGCCCGCGCGGCGGGCTGCACGTCAATCCAGATCATGGGCCGCGACTGGTCCTTCCTGCCGGGCTTCGTCCCAGCGGGGGACAATAACCACATTCTAAAGGTGCTCCAATGAGCGACGGAACAGGCGACGCCAGCGTTGCCCTGAACGATACCATCAACAACCTGCTTACCGGAGCGGGTGGCGTTGACGAAGTGTTCGCGGGGGGGCCGACCTATGTCGGGCCGGGCACGACCACGCAACAGGGGTGGGATGACGCGCTCGCGGCTGCGAACAACCCGACCTATGACGCCGGCGTGTCGAGCGGCATTGGCTACACCACCGCCGTCAACAACAATCAGGGTTACACCTCCACGCAGGCCAATGACCAGTACGGCGTCATCGGCTTGCAGGACACGTACGGGCAGCTTGCTGCCAATGCCATGAACGACGAGGCGAACGGCCTCGATCAGGTTTACAGCGACGTGACCAACGACACGTTGCAGGCGGTCAATTCGTCCTTCAACAACTCGGGCTTGTTCGGGTCGGACAGCAATCAGGAGGCTGCATCGCAGGGCCTCGCCTCCGCGCTCGGGCAGTTGCAACTCGACCAATACAATCAGAACGTCCAGAACGAGAAGGACTATCTGGCGGCACAGGCCGCAACCTATGGCCAGTCCTACGACATGGGCCAGCAGGCGTACAACAACGTGGCGAACGGCGCGACCTCGCTGGGGGCGTACTTCGGGCTGGGGCAGGCTCCAAGTACGGTGGAAACCGGCGTCGGCGCCGCTCAGGACACGGCAGCTCAGGCGGAAAGCGACCAGTATATCTCGCTCCTGTCCGACCTGTTCGGCCTCACCAGCGGTACGAGCAACACGGGCGAGACGGCGGCAAGTTGGACCGACTATTTGCTTCCCCTTCTCGGCATCGGCGTGTCGGCACTCTAGGAGAACAACATGGGCCTCCTCGAAGCCTTGCTAGGTGCCGACAATCCAGCGGCGCAGTGGGCGAACAAGAACACGAACTGGCTCGGCTCCATCGGGGCCGGGCTTGGTGCTCCGGGCAGCGTCGCGGACAAGCTCGGCGCTGCCGCTCAGTACGCTCCGGCGGGCCGCGCGGCGGACGCTTCCGCACAGGAAAAACTCACAGCCACGAACCAGACCAAGGCATGGCTGCACGCGCAGGGCTTCGATGACCTCATTCCGCTTGTCGATCAGGGCAAGGGCGCGGAAGCTCTGGTGTCCGCATACCAGATGAAGGCTGAGCGCGCCAAGGCGCCGGAGGCCAAGTATCAGGAAGTCGGCGGAAAGCTGGTCAAGATTGCGGGCGATACGGTCACGGAAGCCTACGACCCTTACGCCAGCACTGGCGGCGTCAACCCCAAGGATGGGTTCGGGTACGAAAAAGACCTCTATGCGCAGTATTCCAGTTCGGACCCGATCAAGAACTTCGAGACGGTCAAGGGCGCCTATGAGCGTGTCCGCCAGAGCGCTGCTCTAGACACTGGTGCCGGCGACATGGGTTTGATCTATGGCTACATGAAGATGCTCGATCCCGGCTCGGTTGTCCGCGAAAGCGAATTTGCGATGGCGGCGCAGACTGGCTCCTACGGTGAGCAGATTCAGGGCCTCGTGCAGCGCGTCCTCACTGGCGAACGCTTGACGCAATCGCAGCGCGATGCCTTCAAGCAGGCGGCAGAAAAACTGTATCAAGAAGCCGCTGGCAACGTTGAGGCGATCAACCAACAGTTCACTGATCGGGCCACGCGCTACGGTGTCGACCCGTCAGCCTTCCTCCGCCAGCCCGAAACCTATGAGCCGCTCGGCAACATTTTCTCTGGCACTACAACGTCGGGCATTCCGTGGAGCTTGTCCCAGTAATGGCAACCCTCAAGATCGGTGACAAGACGGTCACCGTCGACGACGCGTTTCTGAAGCTCTCCCCCGAGCAGCAGAACGCGACCGTCGAGGAAATCGCTGCCAAGATCGGGGCGAAGGGCGCAACGGCAACGCCGCCGCCGAACTTTAAGCCCGGCTCGCGCGAGTATGCCGACTGGGCCGCCACACAAGCGCGTGCGGGCAGGGCTCTGCCGCAGGTGTCCCCTACGCCGCCAGCCGCCGGTCAAGTGCCCATGACGGGGCCGCTGGACAAGATACAGGCGGCATACACTGGCGCGGTCAACGCGGTGCCGATTGCAGGCCCTGCCATGATGGGTGGGCTCAACTCGGCCAAGGGCGCGCTGTACGGCGTACCGGCGGAACAGATCGCGGCGGAGAACGCTTCGCGCGAGCAGCAGAATCCGAACGCCACTCTGGCTGGGCAGGTTGCTGGCACCGTTGTTCCCTTCATGGCCGCTGGTCCTGTTCCATACCTTGGGCGGGCTCTCGGCATGACTGGCGGACTCGCGTCACGTGTCGGTTTTGGGGCGGCATCGGGCATGGGCATAGGAGCGGCCGATACAGCCGCCCGTGGTGGTAATACAAAGGACATGACGCAAAGCGCCCTTGTCGGGGCAGGGCTTGGAGGCGCACTACCGGTTGTCGGTCGCGGCGTTGGGGCGGTGGTCAACAAGGCACTCGGTCGCGGCGTGTCAGCCGAGATGAAGCCGCTTGCTCGCGCTCTCAAGGACGACAGTATCGCGGCCGGCGACGTGAACGCCAAGCTTGGCGAACTGGGCGACGGCTCGATGGTCATGGACCTTGGCCCGAACCTGCAGCGCCAGGCAGGGGCGCTGGCATCCGTGCCCGGTCCCGCTCAGAAGACCATCCGCTCGGCGGTCGAGAACCGCAGGGGCTGGGCACCGGCTCGCGTCGAGAACGACGTTGCGAAGACGATGGGCACCGGCCCCGGCTTCTCCGCAATGCAGGACCAGATCATTGCCGGGCAGAAGGCAGCGGCCGATCCGCTTTACAAAGCCGTCCGCGACGTGAAGGTGCCGGTTCAGCAAGGCAACTTCGCCTTCGTGTTCCAGACACCTATGGGCAAGGCAGCGCTTGCCAAGGCGCGCCAGATGGCAGCGAATGACGGCTATCGCGGCACGGATACCATTGGCATCATCGACTACGCCAAGCGCGCGCTCGACGACATCGCCAGCAAGGCGGGGCGCACGGGCGCAAAGAACGAAGCGCGGCAAGCCCGAGACCTAGCGCGCGTCCTCACGGCGGAAGCCGACAAACTGGTGCCCGGTTACAAGGCGGCTCGTGACGCCTATGCTGGTCCCGCCAAGGTGCTCGACGCGCTCGACGCCGGGTCCGCCGTGTTCGGTAAGGAGATGTCTCCCACCCAGCTTTCCGATGCGCTCAAGAGCATGTCGACCAGTGAGCGCGATGCGTTCCTTCAGGGCGCCCGCGCGACAATCGAGGCGCAGATGGGCAATGCGGTCAACGAGGCGCTGGCACTCCGAAACCTGTTCAAAAAGGGCTACAACGAGCAGAAGCTTCGCCTCATTCTCGGCCCGAAGGTTGCCGACGATCTGATGAAGCGGATCAATCGCGAGGCAGTGTACGGTAAGACGGAGAACGTTGTTACGGGAAACAGCGAGACGGCAGCTCGTGAGGCGGCGCAAGGTGAAGTCGATCCGTTGCTTCGCCGCACTGAACGCCCGCAGGGTCTTACCGGCATGGTGTTCCAGGCTTTCGATTGGGCTCGTGCTGGCCTTCGCGGAAAAACGCAACCGAAGGTGAATGCCAAACTGGGTGACCTGCTCTCGAGTGGCATCCTGAGTGCCGAGCAGATCGCGGCTCTGACACGGGCTGGTCAACCGGCTGCCCCGGCGATGATCGGCCCTGCCACTGGCGGGTTGCTCACTGGCCCGAACAAGCCACTCGAAATCACAATCGGCGGGATGGGTGGAGGGCGCTAGTCGAAGCGCTTGAGCCACAGCGCGGCGACCATCCCGAGCAAGAAACTGCTCATTGCCGTGAGACCGAGCAGAAGAACCAAGCCGATTTCGGCGCGATTCCACCATCCGAACCCTAGGAAGAAAACGCCGGTGGCTGCGCCATAGGCGAACTGCCACGGTTTGTCCCGCACATTCCAGCGACCCGAAGGGGTCTGGACCCGGTAGCGGTCCTTGTCGAGATCGAGTTCCGGCATCCCGCAACACCTAATCCCTAACCCCGGCTCGCGCAATGGGCCGGCTCACCCTTCATCGAGGGCATTTTCCCTATGGGCGTAATTCTTGGCGACTACCAGGTCGGGCAGCGCGTCACCACGGCTGACGGGGCCGTGTGGGAATTTGGACCGGATGGTCAATTCGCCCAGGTGTCCCCGCCTCCCGACGCCTATTCGGGCAGCAAGACGATGGTCACGTCGCAGCCGTTGCCGTCCGACTACACGCTCAAGCCCGATGCCTTGGTGCAGGGTGCGCGGGACGCCGGCCTCGTCAACGGCCTCGCCAGCATTCTTCCCGATGCAGCGCTCTGGAACATGGGCATGTCGGGAGCCATCCAGCAGGGCGTCCCGTCCAGCGTCGGCGCGTTCGACCCCAAGACGAACAAGCTCACCCTGACGCCCGAGATGCTGCAACAGGCCAATAGCGCCCTCAACATGATGGGGCCGCTGGGCGACTTCGGGCGCTCCACGCTCATGGGCAAGAACAACCTCGTGAGCCAGTACGCGACCCCGACCGTGCCGCCGGCCGAGACGTTCCCGCTCCCCATCCCGCGCCCGACGCCTCCCTCTCCGCCGCCGGCATCCGCCTCCGATCCGTTCGTGGAGTTCTACACTGGCTCAATGGCCCCTCCCACGCCATACGGCGGGAATCTGTACCAGACGCAGGGGCTCAAGAAGAACACCGTCCAGACGGTTCCCATTGACGGCAGTGGCAACCCGGTGACGACGGCGACTAATGCAGGCCCGGCGATCATGCCGGCCTATAACCCGCGCGATTTCTACACAGGGGCGATGGCCCCGCCGGACAAACTCAACGGCACGCTCATCCCCTCCATTGCGCCGTCGGCATACAATCCAGCCGATTACGCCTCACTGTACCCGGCTCCGGCCGCCCCATCGGTTCCGCCCTCAGTCCTGCCCATCGACACCGATGTAACGCAAACCGCGCAACTCACGAGCACTCCGAGCCCGCTCCTCGACTTCAACCCAAGCGCGGCAACACCGCAGGGCGAACGGTCCTATGGGTTGCCCTACTCGGGCGCTGGCTCGTCGGCATCGATCTACAGCGATCAGCCATACGTGGATAAGACAACGTTCCTCGATCCCGCCATTCCCTCGACCTCGCCCGAGAAGCAGCCCATCCAGATCACCGTTCCCGGCATGGGGACGCAGGTCGCGGCGGCTCCCCCGCTTCCCATTCCCCGCCCCTCGATCCTGCCAGAAACGGCAGTTGCGACGGAGACGGACACGGCCCCCATCGCTCCCCCGCCGTCGCGCGCATCGTTTCAGCCCGGCATGATGAACCGGGCCATCCAACCCCCGCCCAGTGTCACCCTCGCCTCCGGCAAGACGGTGCCAGCGGGCACTACGGGCACGTCTCAGGGCGGGCGCTACAGTTACACCGTTCTACCGGACGGCTCTGTCCTCAACACCACCACCAACCGCATATCGGCGCCGGGCTCCGTCTATTCGAGCGGGCCGATGCCGAGCAGCGCTCCATCGTCAACAGTCCCGTCCCTGCTCCAAGGCATCCAGGATGTCTGGAACAAGACTCCGATGGGCCATGTCAGCCAGTACCTATCCGGCAAGCCGGTTGAGGGTGGCCTGCTCTCGCTCGTTCCAAAGCCGAAGGCCGGCAATGGCTCCGGCTTCGGAACTTATTGGGACCCCCGCACAGGAACATTCGTAGGAGGAGGCCAGTAAATGGCAGCCGGCATTTTCAACGCCAACGCGACGGACGCGAGCAATAGCACGTTCTCCAGCATCAACCTCGCTGAGAACGTGATGAACCCCAGCGACGTGAACAACATGTTCCGCGCGATATTCGGGGCTCAGAAGCGCTGGCTCCTCGATCTTGGCGGCACGGTCGCGGTCGGCGGTACCGCCACCGGCATCACCATCACGCTCAACGAGTCCACCTATACCGGGTACGGCACGAGCGCGAACCAGATTCCAGACGGCGCCGTGCTGATGATCGAGACGACATCGGCGTCTGCGGCCGGCGGCACGACGCTCAACGTCAATTCCATCGGCACCAAGAAAATCCTCCGCATGGGCGGGATAGCGATTGCGGCTGGCGATTGGGTTTCCGGGCAATTCCTCCTCCTGCGCTACGATAGCAGCGCCGATAGTTCGACGGGCGCATGGATTCACGTCAACCCGATGGCCGGGCGCATACTCGGCACCACCACGAACGATGCCGCCGCCGCGGGCTATGTCGGGGAGCTGCTGAGTTCCGTAGTCACCTCTGGTAGCGCCGTCAACGTCAGCACGTCGGGCACGTCGTACGATGTCACGTCCAAGCAACTCACCGCTGGAGACTGGATCGTATGGGGCGAGATCACTATGACTACCGGCGCAGCGCGTACGTCGGCAAGTCAGCGATTGTGGATCAATACCACGAGTGCGACTGCGCCGGGGCTGGGGATAAACGACAAGCTGTTTTATTTTGCGTTGCCGGCCGCTGCCCCGTGTTCGCTGCCGATTGTCGGTCCGTTCCGCGTAAGCCTCGCCTCAGCCACAACGTACTACCTCAGCATGAGTGGCGCCTATACTGGCGGTTCGTCGACGACTGCCTATGGCGGCCTCTACGCCCTTCGCGTCCGCTAAACCCAAGGACATCGCTACATGCCAAAGACCAATGCGGAGGCGCTGGCCCTCATCAAGCAGTTCGAGGGCTTCGTCGACCACTGGTACCCGGACCCGGCCCACGGTTGGGACGTGCCGACGTGCTGCTACGGCCACACGGACGCCGCCGGGGAGCCCAAATACGCCAAGACCAAGGGCAAGACGTTCACGCCGGGCGAAGGTGCCGAAATCCTGGCGCGCGACCTTGAGCGCGTCGAGTTCGAGGTCGCTTCTGCCCTGACCGTCGATATCAACGAGAACCAGTTCGGCGCCCTCGTATCGTTCACGTTCAACCTTGGGGGCAAGAACCTCGCCAAGTCCACCCTGCTCAAGAAGGTGAACCGAGGCGACTTCGCGGGAGCTGCGCAGGAGTTCGGGCGCTGGAACAAGGCGAACGGGAAAGTTCTCGCCGGCCTGTCCCGCCGCCGCGCTGCTGAGAAGGCGCTATTTTTGGCTCCTGCGGGCAAAGACCCCGCCCCCGGCACCCAAGAGCCATCCGACCAATCTTCCCCCGCCACGGGCTTACAGGCGCTCATAGCGGCCATCATCAACTTCATCCTCGCACTGTTCGGAAGGAAACCGACATGATCCTCGTTGGTATCGCGCTTGTCGTCTGTGGCGGGCTGTATCTCGTATGGCCCGCGTTCCGGGAAAAGGTCGACGGGCTCAAGTCCTACTTCTTCGGCGCGCTCGCGGCCATTGGGCCACTGCTGGACGCTATCGACCCAGGGCTGCTCTCGACCGCTCTCGCGCTTGATCCGCGCTGGAAGGCCGCACTCATGGTGGCGCTTGGCGTTGGCGTGGTGTGGTCGCGGCTCGTCGCTACGAAGCCGGGGCCGATGGCGAAGAAATGAACCTGACCTGCGTCCTTAACCCCTTCGCTTGCTTTAACGGCACGCTCGACGCGCAGCCCTGGTACTGGCTCGTGGGTATCGGGCTAGTGGTCGGGCTCGTGCTTGGCGCATGGCTGGGGAAGTGGGGCGTTGCGGCTGTTCTCGGTGTCGTCGCGTTCCTCGCGATCTGGCGACGCACCAGCGACAACCCCATCGAGCAGTTCCCGGATGGTCACCCTGACGCGAAGCCGTCTCATCCAAAGCCGGGGAAGCCGATAGGGGACGACTGGTTTAGCCGTGTCAGGCGAGGGGATTAAGCCTGGTGGACGATGCCTGTGTCGAGGTCGTACCGATACAGTTTCCAGCCGTCTGCCACGCTGTAAAGCATGACATCGCCGGTCTGCGGCGTGAGGATTTTCTTGGTCCCAATGCTGTTGACGTTGATCGTCGTACCGCCGACTCGGTTGTCCGCACGAAGCGCCGCAACCTTCATCAAGCTTTCGGCCCGTACCACGGCAGGAGCGGCAAGGGCGGCGGCAACCCCAAGGAAAAGCGAGCGTCGGTTCATGGGCTCGCATTCTAATAGAACCCGGAGTCCTCAATCAATGCCTGACTGGCTCTGGTCACTGTTTGTTGTCGGAGGAGCGCTCGCGGTGGCCCTCGTCGGCATCGTCATTTTGTTGAAAGTCATACCTTGGGGAAGCTGAATGGCCGACATAGTTTCGCTCAACGAACGCCGACCTCCATCTGATCCGGATATTGTCAAAGCCTTCCGCGAGTTGCTCTCGGAAGCTCAGAACGGACGCATGACAGGGTTCATCGTCGGGTATTTCGATGCCGACGGGAACATAGTCACGTCCTACCACATGGCATCCGCCCTCGAAGCCATCGGCGTACTGTGTCTCATGCAGCGGGAAGCCCAGTCCTTCTTGAGCGAGGAGGGCGACGCATGAGCGACGATGCCTTCTCCCCAGCCCAAGCCGAGCAACTGCGCACGATTTTCCGCGAAGAGCTGGCAGACGCCGGCCTGCGCATAGACGGTGCCGATCACGTTGACGAAGCCCGGCGCGATTTCATGTTCCTCCGATCCCTGCGCAAGAGCGTCAACGGCACCGCGGCCAAGATCGGGTGGCTCGTCATCGCCGCGATAGTCGCCGCCGTGGTGTGGTTGGTCAATGCCGGGCTCACTAGCTGGAAGGGCCAATAATTGAACGTCCCAGGGCAACACTGGACGCCCGACACAATGGCCGAACTGGAACGGCGCCTCCGGGCCGGCGAAGTCCCAGCCCACGCCCTCAAGGCAATGGGGAAGCATCAAGGCTCATCGCCATATCGCCGGGTGCGCGAAATCCAAGCGAAGATGGCATCCGAGACCAAGCCCATCACCTTCCCCAGCTTCGTGACCGACGGTGACGACGAAGAGCCAATCGAGGACGTACTAGCCCGCCAGCGCAAGCACTTTCAGCGCAAGGCGTCCAACGCCGCGCAACGCCGCTGGTTCGCGGTACACGTCCATGAGACCAAGCCCTACGGCATCCTGTGGTTCGGTGACCCGCACCTCGACAACGAGGGGTGCAACTGGCCGCTCCTCGAACGGCACATAGCCGTCGCCAAGCAGCCTGGCATTTACGGCGCGAACATTGGTGACACGACGGACAACTGGCCTTGGACCAGCCGCCTTGCGCGCCTGTGGGCAGAAAGCGAAATCAGCAACAAGACCGCCAAGCGAATAGCCGAATGGTTCATGTTCGATGCCGGCGTGCGATGGCTCCTCTGGCTCCTCGGGAATCACGACGAGTGGAACGGCGGGACTGACTTCTATAAGCGCCTCGGTGCCCAGCATGTCCCGGTGGTCGACTGGCGGGCTCAGTTCGTCCTTCGGCATGACAGCGGGACAGAAACGAAGGTCGACGCCTCGCACGGCCGCAAGGGCTCCTCCATCTACAATCCCGGACACTCAACACTCCGCGCCGCCAAGTTTGGCGAAGATGCTGCTCTGTTCGTCACCGGTCATACGCACAACTTCAACCTGACCGAGTTCGAGGACGCCGACCGCAAGAGCAAGAGCTGGCTGGCACAGGTGCGTGGATACAAGTTCGATGACCATTACGCCAAGGTCAACAGCTTTGCCGAGTACGAGAACGGCGCGGCCATCCTGAGCATTCACGACCCCCGTACCGGGTCCGTCCATTGCTACAGCGACCCCGAGTTCGGGGCCGATGTTCTGGCGTTCCTGCGGTCACGCTAACGAAAGGACCACCCTATGCGCTTCCTCTTGACACTCGGGGTGCTCCTCGCACTCCTCAGCCCAGCCCATGCCCAGTCCTGCTACACGGTTGAACAGTTCAAAGCCGACGTGGCGAAGGCCGGTGATACCATCGTCGGCACCGTCGAGTGGAATGCCGACAACAGCGACATGATGATGTTTGTCCAGGCCGTCAACGGCGTCAGCGGATGGGCGTTCAAGGATGGCTGCCTCGTCGGCAGTATCCCCATCGACGCTCTTAGCCCATCGAAGGAAACCAAGGCCCGCCTGAGCGGCCGGACGCCGTTCGGGATATTCGCTTGAAGCTTGCGACCCTCACCGGCCTCATGGGGCAGGTGCTATCCGGCCTTGCATCGCATGGGGTAAGCGGTGAGGACCGGTCGGTGCGCCTGTTCTCCGACAAGCTGGTGGACGCCTTCAAGGCGTGCGGAGAGGCGGAACGCGAGGCGGCCGTCGGCGCCCTTGTCGAAGCCATTGACCGGGACGAGGTGCATCACGGCGGGCTGCTGTCCCGCGAAACCCTGATGCTCAATAACGAGGTCAGGAAGGGTTAGCCCCCGCTGCCACCAGCGGGAGCCTCAGTCATGTTCAGCAGGCGGGGGAGCCCGGTTGCCGCTGGCACTGCGTCAG